TGGCGATGGCCGGCAGGACGATGATGACCACCCACTTGAGAATGTCATACAGCTTGTCAGGGATTTTCATGGTTTGCTCCTTTCTGTGCCCGAATCGGGCACCGCAAAAATTAATGATTGTTTTCCAGGTCCGCGATGCGGTGGTTGGCAACCTTGATCTGCTCCTCCAACACCGGGACGCGCCGGGCAAAATTGTTGTGCTCCCGAACCTCTCTGGTCAGTTCTTCCAGTTTGGTATCGGTGACGGCCTGATGCGTATCCAGCTTGGCCTGCACATCCCGGGTGGTCTTGTTGCTTGTGATGACTACCCCCAGCAGCGACAAGCCGCCGGTAATCAGGGCCACAATGATAGTTTCCGTCATGTTCATTCCTTTCCTGCCGCCAGCAGAGCGGCAAACATAAACCCCAAGCACGATGATGCGGGGATAATCAATAACAGCCACAAGGGATTCATAGCATACCTCCTCATTTCCATGTGCCGGTGATCCTGTGCCAGAACGTACCGGCCCCGCCATTTTGATTGCTGAAATAGATCGCCTTGAAATTCACCGAGTCAGCGCTGCCGGATGCAAAGGACACGCCGGTGCCCCACACGCAGTTGCACTGCACGTCCTGTATGGTCTTGAGCAGATTCGGCGGCAGTGCCATCGTGTACGCCCTGTAGTACCAGCCGTTTATCTGCCCGGTCGTGCCCAAGTTGCTGGAGGTCGTCTGCCGCCACAGCTCCAGCTTCCCGCTGTTCCACTTCTCGTAGTGCCAGGAGCTGGATGTGCCGCGCTCCACCACATAATCCTTCTGCGCCGGGATGCCCATATCCGAAAACAGCTCCGACAGCTTCCGTTTATACAGCCAGCCGTTGGCGTCAAATACGCACACATAAGGCGGTGCTTTCCCCAAGTCCGTGGCCGCCGTGGCCTGCAGCCATGTGCCGGTGAGATATTTCCCGGTAAGATTCTCGGGCAGTGTCACGTTGCCATTGGTGTCGATCTTGAGGGAACTGTCCCAGGTCAGGCCAAGGGCTAACTTATTGCTGGCCTGCTGCGCCTGCAAATGCCACTGGTTGGTGCCGTCATTCAGTCCATACCAGGGGTTGCTGCTAACTTCCTGATTTACCGGTTTTTCAAAGTGGCTGTACAAGCCCACCTGGAAGGTGTTCTTCTTGTCGCACTCACGACCCACGCCAACAGACTTTTTGGACTTGGCTAAATCCATCAGGATAAACGCCGCAGGCAGGTCTCGGATGGTTGACTCGACACTCTCAAATTTGTCCGTTGCCACTACGCGGACAGCGTACCTGGTATTGGTGTCGGCGGCAAATACCACATACACATTGGCCGGATTATAATTGCCATTTGCCACACTTCCGGCATCCGTCCATCTCTCCGTCTCCGCGCCGTGTGCCCGATACTGCACCTTATAGGCTGCTGTATTTTTGCCGGATAGCTTGGTAATGGCGGCGCTAAAGGTCACCTTGCCGTAAGCACCAGAACGATTGGCCGAGCCGTCTTGGTTGCATCGGGCGGCAGAAATAGCCGATATAGTAGGCTTGCTATACGGGAGGACAGTGACGGTCTGCTTTTTGGTGGTGGTGCGCCCTCGACTATCCGTAACAGCGCAGACAACGTCTACATTTCCGGAGGATGGTAGATAATCCGTTGTCCCGCTGGATGTGGTAGCGGCGTAAAAATTACCAACCTTGATGCTGTAAGACTTGATGGTGCTGCCCTGCGATCCTGCAGCGGTCAGTTCCACCTTGATCTTGCTACGCATCTGCACATAGCCGCCATATGTCGCGCTGATCCCATAGGGATCGCTAAGCGCCACAGACAAGGTGGGCGCGACACTTTCCGGTATGGATAGCTCTACGACACACTCCGAGCGGCCTACATAGGTGCTGCCATTGTAGGTCTTTGTGATAAGCGTCACCGTAAGCTTTGTGCTGTTGGGGGCATTGGTGGCCAGACTAACAGGCGGCTTCCAGTTATAGGTGAGCTTGCCGTCATATGCCGTGATCTGCTCCTCGCTTTTGCTGCCGACCTTGTAATATAGCTTATCAGTAAAACTCGCGCTCTTGCGGTCAATCTCGACTTTAAGGGCCGAGCCAAGGGCGCCGGTTTTGGGTGCCGACACTACCGATGCCCGGGGGATAGTGTCAAGTGTCAGCGTCTTTGTCTGCTCGATTACGCCCGCGCTGATCTCCGTATTCATCCACGTATCAACCTTGACGCTGCCGGTGCCGTCCGGATTGTGGTTGACGGTGATGGTAGTGTCCAGGATGGTCTTGGTAGTATTTTGCGGCAGCGTAAACGCCACCGTGTGCTCCGTCCTCGTCCCGCCGTTAAGGGTAATGTAGTAATACGCCTTATCACCGGGGGCATCGTTATAGCTGGAGCCGGTCTGCTGTGATGTCCACTTAACGCGCACCTTGGAGGTGTTATTGGCTATGGACTGGCCAACCTGCTCCAGCGTCAGTGTTTGGAATACGCTCATATCGTCTCCCCCTTAATAGATGGTTACATCGCCAACGTCATCTTTCTGGAAAATCACATTGCCGATTACCAGTGCATCCGTATTAATGCGATTTGTCACTACGCCGTCAGCCGTGATCCACAGTTCTGGTGTGTTGTTGCGCACAAACTGCAAAATGTCATTATTCAGCTGCAGATATACGGGGTTGCCGGTTTCTCCAATGACCAATCCATTCTCAATGTCAAAATTAAACGACTTCGTAATGGATTCATACTTTCCCTGTAGGTCTCCGTTTACCTTCGTTATGTCTGCGGTGGCTTTGTCGAATTTAAGGGTCAACTGATTGGACAGCAGAGACAGCTGTGAGCTGACCTCCTCCTTGTAACTACCAAAATCCCCGGTTTTCACATAGTTTTCCAGCGCCGACAGGATGATGGAATTTACATTTTGTTGCACATCGGTGATCTGCTGCCGGGTGGTCTGCACCACCTGATCGATTTGGGGCTTGGCGCTGTCGGCCATTGCCTTGCTGATGCAGTATGCGCCGGTGTAGGCCGTTTGGCCGTTGGAATAGGTGATCTTCGTGCGGCCCCAAAGGTAGGTGCCGTCCGTGATCTCCGGGGCATTTGCTTGCCATGTGCCGCCGGAAAGCTCTGTCTCAGATGTGGAGAGGTAATATTCCACATCCGTGTTCGTCACAGAAACACCGTCATCGCCCTTGGTTCCAGGCTTGCCGTCCGCTCCTACAATGCGCACGGGCGTTCCCCATGTACCGCTGCTGGCGGACGCTGCTACCTTCTGTGAGAGCCATACCACAGCATCGGTCAAGTTTGTGTGCCAGCCATTTTTTGTGCCATCCCCTGTGGGAGCAGCCGGGGTAGCCGTGCCGTCATGGTAAGTGATCCACACAGACAGACCGTTTGTGCCGTCCTTGCCATCTGCCCCGGCAGGGCCGGGAGGCCCGGGGGTAAGTTCTATGTTTTCGATCCGTTGCGTAAGGTCTCTTTTTGTGCTGTCGATGCTCGCCTCCGTTTTGCGGCCGGCATCGATTTGTGATCCGGTGAATGTGCGCCGGGTAGCACCCAGCGAGATTTGCGTGTTGCCGGGGTCAAGAATATCCGGGGCCAGCTCCATCAGCGGATAGGACGCGCTGTAGCCGTGGGGCGTACTGACCAAGGCGGTCATTCTGCCCACCCGAAAATGCTGGATGCCCTCTTGCCAACCCAAATCCACCGCCTTGCAGGTGATGGTTTCCGGCATAGATAGGCCGTTGTCAGCCAGCGCCGCTTTGGCCTTGGTTTGCAGATTTGCGGCCACGGTCACATCGTCCCACTTGATATGCCGGGTAATGCGCCCATATGTGGCCACGCCGGACTTGCTGTAGATGATTTTCCCAGACTTCACAAGGTCATCCGTCAAGTCACCGTCCGGCAGATTTCCGATAGTCAGGCCATCCTTGCCTTCCGGCAGGATAGCAGTGTAGATAGACGTGCCGTCAACCTCACTGGATAGGTCAAGCAGGTTTTCGGCAAATTCCACCGTCTGCGTATTTGTCAGCGGCAGTTCCGCATAATAGTCCAAATAATTGCCGTCATTCTCGTATCGGATCAGCAGATTCCCGCCCAGGGAAGATTTAAACAGCTTATCGGAAATAGTGGTCATCGCCGTGGCGTACTCCTCAGAGCCACGGGTGATGTAATTGTTCGGGTCGGACACGGTGACCACGCCGGGCTTAATCTGCTGCTCCGTGGACACTTGACTGTTATGCTGCGCCAAAATCCAGCGGAAAAAGAAATCAACCACATTCCCGCTTGCGGCGGCGGCCTTATAGGAAGCGTCCTCCGCAAAGTCCTTCGGGAAGTTGAACGGCGGTATGATGCTGTCATTCAGCGCCGCCATAATGCCCTCTGTTTCGATTTTGTGCGCCCCGTAGAAGTCTTTTATATCGCTGGTTATTCTTCCCCTATATATAGGGGAAGTGCCGTCCAGCAGCTCCACAAGGCCGCTCATGCGGCGCAGATTGCTTAAATAGGGATGTTCTGCGTCCACCGTAAAGGACATTTCCCCGGCCTTGCTGACCGCCAGCTTAACAGAGGGGTCACGGACGATTAGTTTTTCGTCCGCAAGGCGCGGGTCATACAGGATATAGTTTTTGTATTTGAGTTGATACATTACAGGCTCGCCTCCTGGTATGTCACAGTGATGCTACCTGTGCCGCTTGCGACTTTTGCTTTCAGAGTGTTGCTTCCAGCCACAAGACGGATAGCGGGCAGAATATGATCTCCCGCGCTGATGTTGATTGTGCTGCTGCCCCAAAGCAAGGTGGTGTCCTGGGCCACCGTGATAGTAGGGATGACAGGCCGGCGCTCGTTGGGTAGGGATAGCTGTTTGTAGGCCGTGCCAAGGTCAGAGCGGGAAACCGTGGTTTTTGCGTTCTTGTATTTCCACGGGTCGCAGTCAACCGTGACCGGGATAGTCTGCATCATTTTAACAAGCTCCACCTGCCCAACGGAGCACCGCCCACTGTAAAAATGGGCAATGTCCTCGGGGAATGTTATTTTAACGCGCTTGCCGTGGACTTTGTTGCAGAAATCGGAAATCGTAGCAGGCCATGTCTTGCCGCTCACCGTGTCCACGCCGGTGAGCTTCAGTGTAATAGTGCGGTTCTTATAGGTGACTTCTCCGGTCAGCACTTCAGACGCATCCAGCAGGCCGTCCCGGCCCGGAACATCAATCATGTTCGTGCGGACTTCCGGAAGGGAAATGAACTTACTTGCAAGCAGCAGGCCATATTCTGCGTAGGTATCTTTCTCGTCAAAAAATACTTTTCCAATCATACGGCCCTTGCCCTCCTCGCGTTGATTTTGGCCAGTTCTTCATCCATGCCTGGGGCAAGCAAACCGACAACCTGGCCACTGTCCATGATGACTTTCATATTTGCCAACATAGGCAAATACTGTTCCAGCAGCATTACAATTCTGCCAGAATCGCTGCCACCGCTTGTACTTTCTGCTCCGTAAGAGCCACTTGTATAGTTTCTGCTGATGTTTGCATCTGCCGTAATGGTGCCAGCGTCAAAGCTCATGTTGCCTTCGATGTCCTTTTTCACCGATGAAAATTCATCGCTAAACCCTTCCCCCAATCCTTCGGCCATGAATCCACCAATACCGGCAAAAACCTTAGACGGCGAATTGATCCCAAGGATGCGTTTTACGCCTCCAACCAGTCCATTAACTTTTTCACTGAACCAGTTTTTGATATTGTCCCACATTCCGGCAATGCCGTCTTTCAAGCCCTGAACGATGTTTCTACCGATGCTGCCCCAGTCATAATTTCGGATCGTGTCAGCAATGGCCGCGATAATACGCGGGACGGCTGCAATCAGTTCCGGGATTGCCCCGACAATGCCGGTAATCAGCGATACAATGATTTGCGGCGCCGCAAGAATGATTTTGTCAAGGTTGTTTACAATGCCGTTGATAAAGGAAATAATCAGTGTCGGAATCGCCGCCACAAGTTGCGGAATACACTGAATAATTCCGTCAATCAGCGCAAACAGCAGGTCAATTCCCATCTGAATAATGTTCGGCAACTCTACAATGATTGCTGCAAGCAAGTTGCCAATAATCAGAGGTACTGCCGCGATAAGCTGCGGAATCGCGTCAATCATCCCGTTTGCCAGCGTCATAATCAGCAGGATTGCCGTCTCGACAATTTGTGTTAAAAATTCAGGGTCTGTTATCTGCTGTATAACTGTCAGGGTTACTTGGATTAGAGCATCAATCAATGCCGGGAGATTGTCAATCAGCCCATTTGCAAGTTGCAGCACGATTTCAATAGAGGCAGCATTCAACGCCGGAAGATTTTGGATAATTGCATTTACAAGCGCCATAACAATATCTGCGCCTACCTGCACGATTTTAGGCAAGTACTCAAGGATTTTATTAAGCCCATCGCCCACAACGTTGCCCATTTCGTCCATCAATCCAGAAAGACCGCCGGTGCTAAATGCATCCGTCAGTTGAGATACATACCCCGTAAGCGTCTCGATGGCCTTTTGCGCTGGGCCGGAAAAAGTCTCATAAAGAGTGATGCCAAATCCTTCTGTGGCAGATTTTAGGATAGTAATTGCGCCGTTCAGGTTGTTATTCATCGTGTCCGCCATGCTTTGCGCAGTACCGTCCGCATTGGCGATGGCGGATGTTAATTTCTCAAAATCGGAATCGGACGCATTGACGATGGCCAGCATGCCGGACATTGCTTCCTGACCGGCAATGGCCGCTGCCACGTTAGCTTTCTCTGCTTCGCTCAATCCGGCCATTTTATCGCGCAGGATCTGCATGGTCTCGCTAAATGGCTTCATGGTTCCATCAGCGTTTTGGATAGCATCCGCTGCATCCATGCCCAAGGAAGCAAACGCCTCTTGGACTTCCTTGGTCGGTTTGGCCAGCCTGGTAAGCATTGCGCGCATTGATGTGCCAGCTTGTTCCGCCTTGATTCCGCTGTTGGCCATCAAACCAAGGGCAACAGATACGTCCTCAATGCTATACCCCAAAGCGCCGGCAACAGGAGCAACGTATTTGAAGGAGCCGCCCAGCATGGATACGTTCGTATTTGCGCTATTTGACGCAGCGGCGAGCACATCAGCAAAATGCGCAGAATCAGAGGCCTGCAGTCCGAATGCCGTCAGTGCATCCGTTACAATGTCCGACGTTAACGCAAGATCTTCGCCAGACGCGGCAGCAAGATTCATAATTCCATCAATACCGTTTAGCATTTCCTCGGTTTTCCATCCTGCCATAGCCATGTAGGTAAAGGCATCAGCCGATTCGGATGCGGAGAACTTGGTTTTTGCACCCATTTCCTTTGCTTTATCTCGCAGAGCGTCTAAACTTTCTCCGGTTGCCCCAGAAATTGCCGCGACATTGGCCATAGACGAATCAAAATTACTACCGACATCAATGGCATATTTCCCGACCGCTGTAGCTGCTACGGATGCGGCTGCTATTGCTTTGGCTCCAAATTCAGCAACTTTTTTCGCAGCATTTGTAAACTTTCCGCCAAGCCGATTTGCGTTTTCGCCGATTTCCTCGATTTGGTTGTTTACATCGCCAGAATCTACGGAAATTTTTACAAACAAATCAAGTAGATTCATGTGTTCACCTCGCTCTCTTTGTAAATTCTGAAAATTATTCGTGACATTCCATTGATAGCATGGTATGATATCGGCAAGGAGGGATTATTTATGATAAGTTTTAACAAAGATTCTGCTTGGGACTTAAAGCCGATTCCCGTTTCCGATGTGCGTGGTGAAGTGAATGGCTTGTTGATTGACGGGGAAGAAATCGCTGCCGCATTTAAGACCGTACGCGACCAGCTGATTTTTACTAACAAGCGAGTCATATCGGTTGATGTACAGGGGATTACAGGAAAGCGCAAGTCCTTCAGCTCTATGCCCTATTCGAAAGTGCAGTTTTTCTCCGTGCAAACCCCAGGCTTTGCCGAAATCATCCCGGATAGCGAACTTGTTCTGACATTCTCCAATGGTTATGTCGCAAAGTTTGAGTTTAAGGGAGGCACAGACATCGGGAAAATCGGAAGAATGATTTCTGATTATGTCCTCAAGTAACGCATATTCGCCCGCCGCCCCTTTACGGGGCGGCTTTTTTAACTTGTAACCCGCAACGATTGACAATATCGCTGGTGATTTCTTCACATGAGCGATTGTCTTTTTTGCTCACATCTATAATTTCAATGTATCGCTTATCGATTGAAACGCCCGCGCATCGCTCGCATATTGCTTTAAGCAGGTCAGCAGAATAAATTCGATATGCTTTTTCTTCTGCATCCTGCTTGTACCGCGCTACACAGTATGACAGAAATGGCTTTACTCTTTGCCTTCCACGATATTCTCCTGCACAGAGCCGGACGGCGTTTCTGCCGTCTCGGTCTGCGCAGATGTAAAAAGGTCCGCAAAGGCATCGTCCGTCATAAGCTCAGTAACATCAACCAGCAACTTGGCAAGCGTCAGCCCAGCGGCATATTTTTTTGCAGGCACGCCTTCCACAGCCGCCAAAATTGCGATCAGATCTTTCTTGTGTCCACGCAAAAGCAACGGAGCAGATTTCTTAACCCTTGCCAATACAAAGTCCTTTGCATTTACGCCATCCGGGAGCTTCTGACGCTGAAACAACGCTGCGGCTTCTTTGTCCTCGGCTATGTTGGCAATAGGATCGATAATGTCTGCGATAACATCAAACACTCGCTCCCCTTTAATTTTTGACAGTTTCATGGTGTTACTCCTCCGCCGTACCGGCCTTGATGTAGATCTCAAATGGCACAGTGTCCTGTGCGCTCATGGAGTAGTGGGCCGTATACTCAAACGCGAACTGCCCCTTCGCCTTGTCGCTGGTCTTCAGCTGGAAGCCGCCGGTGGACAGTGCGTTCATCAGGTGGATGGCGATGAAGCCGCCATTTTTATCGCCGTTCTTGTCGGAGTAGTCGCCCACCAGCCAGATGTCGGCAAAGTCAGCGTCCGACAGATCGTTCCGAGGCGTGACCTTCCCATCGCTGGTACCCACATCGGCAGCACCGCAAAGGCTCTTTGCAATCTTGGTGTCTGCGTTAATGAACGTACCCGCAATCTTCGCCTCCCAGGAATCCACCCGTTTCAGTTCCTTCATGTTCTTTGGACAGTTGTCGATGTCCTCTCCATAGTCCTTATAGGTGGGCGTTGCGGTAAAGCTAATGCCGCCGGTCGTCGCGCCAATCTGCCCCGATTCCCCGATGGTGCCGGTGGCCGGGGTAAAATCGGTAGTCAGAATACCGGCGTTTATCTGGAGCTTCTGAAATGCATCAGAGGGAATTTTTGTGAATTTCATATTTTCTTCCTTTCATCAGTTTTGCGATAGGTATTCCACCGTGATGTTGAGATACCTTCGCTTGATGTTTTTATCGCTTTCGTCCGCGATGTTCTGACACCACGGGGAGCCACGCTTGATCCACATTGCTCCGCCGTCATAGGCGACCATACAGCCGCCCATGCCGATTGCGTCGCTGATTTCTTGTGCCTTTGCGTTGGGCAACGCTTCGCTCTCGGTGTAATACCAGAGGTTGACCGTCAGCGCGGTCTCGCCGCTCTCCCATGATCCTGTGATAAGCTCATAGGTCAGCCACGGGAAGGTCGCGTCCTCCGGCACATTCGAGGTCGGATACGACGGGAGGAATTGGGAAAACCACGCATGGAGCGCCTTGTCCTTTGTCATTTCGGCAGCTCCTTTCGCTCCGCAGTGAAGAATTTCAGTGCCTTAATGATTGCGCCCGCAGACCTCGGCGCAGCCTTTTCCTCGGGATTTGAGGTCACACGATAGGTAATTCCCGTTTCCGTATCGCGGAAATAATCGTTGTACTCGATGGGAACGCTCTGATTGACCAGTGCGGAATATACCGAGGTAACGCCGTCCTTTTCCGCTTTTCGCGCCTCCATCGATGTGTCAAGAGACTGGTAATTGAGGAACTCCGCGCCCTCTTCCCACGCAGTGATGTAGCCGCCCGCGCCATCAGGCGTGCGCTTTTTCTCCATCAGAATGCACTTGTGGGCAAAATCGTCCAGTAAAGTCACGGTTCCACCCCCTTGAGCTTGCGCCAGTCATTTAATCGGCCTTTAAAAGCGCCCTGCCAGCCCGTCCCAGCGCTCGTGTCGGCATTTCCGCCGCTCGCCTTGGTGTAACTGTACCCGCCGAAGCTTTCGCTCGTGTACGGGCTTAAAACGGCTTCACCGTTCTTTTCTTCCCACGCGGCGATATCTTCGGCAAGTGCAACTACAGCCTTTGGCACAGCCAACACCCACACCATCCCTGTAAAGGTTTCATCCGTAAGGTCGGTCGCCGGGTACTGGTGCAGGCCATCGTTAAATACGGATCCGCAGATACGGAAATATTGATTGGCCAGAAGAAAAGGCAGCGCAATGCTGCCGTTCTCCACGGTGAACGTGCCCTCGTGAATCTCCACAAGGAACCAGTTGTTCAAATGCCGTAAGACTTGTTCAAGCATCACGCTGCCCTCCTATTTAGCCCGCGCCGGCCACCGAAACGGTAGCTACGGCAATGCCGTCCAGATACTCAGCCCACAGCTTCATGCCCATGATGGCGTACATATCGCCCGTGGCGCGGCTGTAATCGCCGTCGACATGGACGCCGATCAGGTTTGTCTCGCCCTTCACGGTGTAATTCAGCCCCAGCTTGGCAAAGTCGCTGTCGCTCGGGTCCACATAGTACAGGTCGATGTTTTCCACGGGCAAAGCGATCACCTTCTTGGAGGCGATGTACTTCTCGGGCAGCAGGAACAGAGTGCGGTAGCCCATGAAGTTCTCCACGTAGTTGATTCCGAACATCGTCTGCACGGTGATCTCCTTGTCGCCCAGGTAATCGTAAGCGTCGATGATGTTGGCAAAGCCCACCACCTCGGTCACGTCCTTGTCGAGACCGGCAAACTTGTCCAGCACTTTGCCCTTTGCCATCGCAAGAGCGCGCTGCCAGGTCTTTTCCGTTACCTTGAGCGTGCCGGTGCCGAGGAAGGTGTAGAAGTCAGTCAAAACCTTGTTCTGCAGGGCCACGAGGAACGCCTCGTCGGTCTTCTCCACGGCAACATCAGCGCCGTACTTCGCCACGCTCTCGATAGTCACGCTCTTGGCATACTTGGAAATGTCGATGTCGTCGTAGGCGACAGGCTCCACCTTCATTTTGGTGAAGGGGATCTCGTCACCCTCAGCCACGGTGCCGCCCTTTAGACCGCCGTCCACGCTGGCCTTGTAAGAAACCAGCTTCGTGCCGGGGGCCTTGCGGATGGGACGCATGATGCCCATGATGTTCCGCAGTGCGTCCCAGTTATCAGCGAAGCGGGACACGAAATCCACCTCACGGGCGGAAGTGGTAAACTGGGCAGAAGTTGTTACGTTAGTTTTCGCAGCCATAAATAGCTCCTTTCAAAAAATCAGTTGTTTTCGCTTGCCATCAGATCGGCAAGTGCTTTTTGGCGCTCCGCCGTAGACATCACATAGCGGCCCTTATCGTCCTTCTTGTAGATGTCCTCTCGGGATTTTGCGCCGCCGGTGTTTGCCGGGGGGTTGGCGGGATTCGCCCCGTGCGTCTGCGTGGTGGAGACAAGCCCCTTGTAGGTGCCGTCTACGAGTGCATCAAGGATCTTGGTGTCCTTGATCTTCTCGCCGTCCATCTCCAATGCGGCCATTTCCTCGCCGCAGCCCCGCATCGCAAGGTCGAGATTCGCGCCGGTGATGTTTTTGCTCTCAAAGTAAGCGCGCACGGCCTTTTCCTTTGCCGCCTTGCTCTCCTTTGCCGTGACATTGGCCTTGAAGTCCTCAAAAGCCTTGTGCTCTTTCTCGTACTTCTCCTGATAGCCGTTGTCACCTGCCGCCTTGAGATCGTCCAACTGCTTCTGGACGCTGGGCAGCTTCTCCGCGTCCGCCTTATACTTGCTGACATCAGCTTTCAAGCCGTCCACGGTGTCGGTATGCGCCTCGATGATGGTATCCACCTGCTCATCGGTGAGCCCCATACCCTTCAAAAGTTTTCGTGTAAGTGCCATGACACTATCTCCTTTTCTTCGGTTCCGCTCCTTCGGAAACGATAGTTTTATAAAAACCGCTGTCCCTTGCGGTAATTAACAAAAAGAGCCAACTGCCTACAATTTGTAAGCAGTTAGCTCCTATTTCAGTTCGTCCTCCAATATCTTCCGGTATTGGATGGCATGGTCTGCCGCTGCGGGTTTTAAAAACGGCTGCGCTTTGTTGCCTCGCGTGTAATGCCAGTTCCCCTTTGCATCCTTATACACCCACGGCGTAGGCCGTCCGCCGCCGCCCTCGGCGTAAATGCCGGTGCCCAGCTCTACATACGGGCCGTATTCGCTGTTTGTGCCGATATACACCGCCGGCTCTTCCTTATCTACCACATGCGTGATGCTGTTGCGCAGATTGCCGGTATCAACGGGACAAAGTTTCTTTGCGTACCCCTCTGCCACAAGCCCACACTTTTCCAGCCCCCGCACCAGCGCCGCCTGGATCGCGGCGGATACCTCTTTGCTGTTGTCGTGGATCTCAATGTTCATAGCTCACCCATTTTTTAACGCGTTTAGGACTGTCTCCCCTGTGTCTCCAATATTTTCTTGGCAATGGTCGCCATCATGCGGTCGTCATCACGCTCGCCGTCAAACTGATGCACTATGGGATCATTTTCGTCATATGGCTCATGATGCTTTAGATACTCCAATAGCTCCTCACGTTCTGTATCTGTCAAAATGTGTGCCATATTTTTCGCTCCTCTCTAAAAAGCTTGTTATTTCAGATACATATTCATTCGGCTTGTTCTCTTCTGCCAGCCGCTTTAATTTCTTCTGCACTTCCGAAAAATCTTTCAAAAACAAGAATCCGTCATAATCATCCGTGCGCTGCAAGATGTAAATCGTTCCATCATGCCCCACCACTGACATCATCTGCATATCCAAATTTGCAGAGAATGTCTGCAAGTCTTTCGCGGAAAATATTAGGCTATCCGGGTGGCTATGGATCGATATGTACGGCTCATTCGGGGGCAGCAAACTAATGTGATTGCGCTTACCGACCGTGACTTCCGCAGTTCTTTCCATCCGCATGTTGAATACCGCTCCCACTTCGGTCTGAATGTCTTCCTGCGCCATTGCCTCGGTCAATATTTTTTGATATGCCTCTTGCAATCGGTCTGCCATTTCATTGGTAAAGCCCTGCGGTACAATTTTAGGTATGCTGTCTATTGTTGCTCGCGTGATCGGGTCGGCTATGACCTTCCAGCTATTGTTTGCCTTTATTATACTACTATGCGACGCAGTTTTAAAGTCTTTCCACTGTGCATAGGTCATATCCGGGATCAGCCCATCCCGCGTGCGTCTCAATGCGTCAGAGGTGTCCACCCCTTCCACGTCAGCCACCAGCGTGCAGCGGCAGTTATACACGAGGTAACCGGGCGCGGAAGCGTCGCCGGGGTACATTATCTCGTATCCATCGATCTTAAACGGCTTGTCTATTTCGGCCCGCTGGCCATCCAGCATTGCGTGGGCGTGGCGGGTGCGGCCGTCCAGCGTCGCCACCCATTCCCGCTTGAGCTTGATACCCATCTTTTCCGCCGCCGCGTAGCTGTCCATGCGTCCGGCGTTCTGCGCGCCGGTCACGGCGGTTCTGGCCGTGCGAATGGCGGAATCGCGGCTCATGGTGGTAATGCGCTTTTGCAGGTCATCCGCCATGTGCTTGATGCTCTTTCCCTGCAAGATGGAGCTGGTGACACTGGCCGTAATTTGCTTCTTGCCGTATGCGAGATCAATCCCGCGTTTCAGCGCTCTGCCCTTTGGATAGTACGGCATCAACTCCGGTTGCTCCGCGATCAGGCGTTTAACCGTCTGCTCGTCCCACAGGTCAAAGCCGACGTTGCCCACGACCTGCTCGATGGTGTACGCCGAATAGTTGCGGTTGAGGGAGTAGATACCGGGCGTAGCATCGTTGGTGTAGGACACCGCCACAGCGTTTGCATCGGTCATGCGGTGCGCCACCTTGTCCCGCATAGCTTGATAGCGTTCTCCGCGCCCGATCTGGTTTAGCCGCCATTGCTTATAGTCAGCCTCCGTCCATTCCTTGCCGTTCTGCACGGTGCCGATCAGAGCCTTCATTTCCTCGTCGCGCTTTTTGAATTGCTCAAAATATGCGTCGATGGTAGCTTGCAGTTCTTCCCCCGCCTCGCGGTATAGCGTTGCAATACGACGTTCCAGATTCGCAAGCTCCTTATCGGTCAGCTTGTGTCCGAGGTCACTGTTCGCCATCGCCGTTCACCTCCGGCGCATCCGGTTCCGCAAAGCTCCGGTCAATCTCTTCTGCAGCCTTCCGCTTTGCCATGTCCTCGTACTGGTCAATGTCGCCGTTGATGGTCAGCAGCTTCTTTGTGATGTATTCGTCATCGTAATACGCCGCACCCAGAAGGATGTTCTGCGTTTCCTCGCTCTTGTTAATGATCTGATTGCGCGTGTAGCTGGGCTGGTCCTCAATTCCTGCCAGACGCAGTATTTCCACAATAAACCGCGTGACCTCGGATTCAAACTTGTCCGTTTTCAAATCCAGCGGCACATAGCTTGCCTTGATCGCGGTCGCCGTCTGGTTGCCGGCAGATACCGCCGCCGCGTCAAAGCACTGGAAATCCTCGTACAGCTTTTTCTTGAGCATATCAATGGTGCTGCTCGTGCCCTCATACGGTGCCTCGATGGTTTTGCTCTCCACCTTCGCGCCATCATCGCCGTTGGCGTGGGCGACATGAGTGGTTTTCAATCGCTCCACAAATTTCGCATCGTCGAGATCATCCATGCCGTTGCAGTTGGACAGCACCCAATAGATCAGGTTTCCCTCGTCCACGTTGTTGACCATGTTAGAGGACGCCAAATCCAGCGCGTCAATGGTGTTGCGCTTGCCGACAATCTCGGAGAGACACCGCTTGTTGTTTTTCAGCGGGACGATGGGGAAACTCGGATAGTTCCCGCCGTCGTAGATTTCAGTTGCGCCAACCTCCGCCTTGCGCTCGATCAGCTTATAGCTGCGCTTTGGCTGCATGACGGCCATATCCTCGCCGCTGGGCTGGAAATACTCGGTAAAGCCGTCGATCTCATACAGCGTCGCTCTCAAGGGCTTGTCCGGCGCAACTTGCCAGAACCGGATACCGGCTTTCATCGCGCCGTCCTCTTCATCATAGAGGGGGACGAACTCAAGCAGGGAGAACACACGCAAATGCGTCAAATCCCAGAAACCGAAGGACACGCCCGCAATTTTCGCCTCACGCGCTGCATCCATGACTTCCTGATCGAAGTCCGGGCATAGCTTGTTCGGCGTTTCCTTCTCCGCAAAGGTTACGCCGTTACCCAGCAGATAGGAAACCTCCTGATCCACCGCCAGGCCAAAAAACCGGCTGGCCAGCTTATGGTTTGCCGTCCACATATCCGTGTGGGCGCGGCCCTGCATATCGTAGATGATCTTTTCATAGCGGTTGATAGTCGGATTCAGGCCGTTATAGTATTCCTCCGCATCCGCCGCCGTCTTATATGCGTGGGATTCGCGGTGCTCGTTGATCGCACTGCGGATAAACTCCATCCGCGCCTTTTCGTCCTCGCCCACCGCCACAAGGTCATTATAAGTCTTAATCTCCGCTCACCCCTTATCTCAGAATGGAAACATAATCAGAACTGTCGCGTTTGTTCCACAACCGCTTTACGATGCTGGCCGCGCTGTCCGGCGCGTCATCATGCTCCACGTTCTCGTTGTAATCGCAAATCTGGTCGATATACGCATCATCCGTACCGGCCACAAAAACCACATTGCGCCATTCCGCCTTGAGATAGCTTGTGATTTTAAGGAATTTGTTCATGTTTTCGTGATAGGTAACGGCCCGTTCGCCCTTCGCACGCAGCGCCTTTGCTAAATAGCCTTTGTCGGCGTTGGTCTCGCAGTAAATCTCCCCAGCATTGAAGGACTTCCGAAGCCGGATAATTTCATCCATGCAATTGTCCACATGCTTGTGCCAAAGCCGCCCATAGAGGTAATATGTTGTTCCCTTCTTCCGGGCGATCGTGAACGCCGTGTAGTCATCGCCGCCGTATGCCGCGTCGATATGGCAAATGCCCTGCTCTGCAAGGCAAGGCTCCGCGCTTATTTGCGGCGTGTCAAAGATCACATCGTCACTGGCAATATGCCGCAGCTCGTAGTTTGCCGCAAACAGGGATGACGTCATAGACGATTTAATGGCTTGCAATTCATCCCCAGAGATCAGCCCGGTTGAATAGCAATCGTGCTTCTCGATATTCGGCATCATGGAAAATGCGTCTTCCTTATGCCAGGGCGTTCCGGTATTGAAAATGCGTCCGCCACGATTGCGGATGTTTTGCAACTCCTGATAGATTGTTTTTGTATGGTCTCGCTCTGCGCGGGAAATGCGGTCCTGTACGTTTACAATATCGTCCGTGAATATGCGGTCGAAATGCTTGCCGGTCAAAGACCCGTTCACGCCGCACGCCACAAGCTGGCTCGTGCCCTTGTTGTCCGCTGCCAGATTCGTAGAAATCTCCGTCGCGGATACCGTTGTCAGGATCAGCGGTTTCCCGTGGATCTTCTCGCACAGCGCCTCCATGTATGGCGATAGCAGCAGATTCCGCACCTGTCGCACAACCTCTTTCACGTCCGCATCCGTTTTTCGCATAAACAGCGTTTTGAGATTCGGCAGAAGGACGATGATCTCCGCCAGCGCAATCGAAACGCACGTTGTTTTATAGCTGCCACGGTGCGCCTGCAGGGTCTTGTCCTCACTCCCGCGCACCATATTCTGTATCCATGCGTTGTGCAGCGCGCCCAGCTTATCAAACCCAACAGCATGGCCAAACGCGATGGGGTTATGTATCAGCAGTTCCGCCGCTTGTATCCGCGTCATTCTGCATCACCATCTTCTCCAGCTCGTCCAATGCAATGCCCTTTGCGTCCGTCACTGCCACATCCACGCTGTCACGCTGCCCCAAAAACTGTTTGCCGAGGAAGATCGCCATTGTAGCGTTTTTTTCAGCCAATCGCCACTGACTTCTCCGCAGCGAAATTTTCCCCGCTCCTCGCTTTTGCCTAAATACCTCGGAAAAACTGGCATGATAGGTGCGTTTACACCAACTATCCAATGTTTTATCGGTCACATCAAACCAGCCGCAGATTTCCTCAAGCGTGCATTGCAGGCCGCAGAGGTTCTCGAACTGCTTCTGGTCTATTTCCTTTCTTGGCCTTGCCATACGCGCCCTCCTTTCTCTGCTGGCGTTTAATAAACTTCTCCATGTCCCGCTTTAGGTGCGGGCTGCTTGTTTTTTCGATGATCGCCCGCGCCTCTTCAATCGTCATGCAGAAGCACCGCCTTTTCTCCGGTAAACTTCTCCCACCGGTCAACAATGACATCGGCATACTTCGGATCGTACTCCATGCAGAAAGCGTGTCTGCCATTCTGCTCCGCCGCCATAATCGTTGTTCCAGATCCAGCGAACAGGTCAAGCACATTCTCCCCCGGCTTACTGGAGCACTGCATCTGGTAATCAAACAGCTTAATCGGCTTCATGGTCGGATGCTCCGCAGATTTGACAGGCTTATCAAAATTCAACACGGTTGTCTGCCTGCGGTTCTTGAAGAAATAATGCTTCTTCCCTTCCGTCCATCCGTACAGGCAAGGTTCGTGCGCTTCCTCTTCAATCTCGCTTTCACCATACAGGCAAGGCTCATGTTTCCACTGAAAATCCTGTCTCCCCATCACAAGTGAGTTCTTCGTCACTCTTTACCCTTGGCTGTCTGTATTCTACAAGAGCTTCCGTAAGTAGGCGAGATACAAGGGCTCTATCTTCATCGCTGCTAAGGTCAGGCAAAGATTGAGGGAAGTTTCTTTTCCCGCCTCTGCCGGTCTCTGGTCGGTTATCCTTTGTTTTTGCTATGGCAGTAGATTTCTTTGTTGCCATTATGCGTCACTCCTGTTCGGCGAATTCACACCCGCATTCCGGGCATTCCAGCTTTGCTCTCATGACTCTGCCAGGCTTGATGATTTCCATAGTCGTTTTTCCTCCTTGTTTTCTGCCCGTCCCGCCCGTTACGCAATAAGAGCGGGCAGATATGCGAACTTCATGATTTGCTCCCCGTTCGCTTTGCAAATCTTATAAATTTCTTTGTAATGCGTTCCTTTTTTCATTTCTTCCGCCACAGTGTGCAGGATCATATCCTCAAGGAATCCAATTACAGAAATGGTCTTGAAGGGAACTTTATCTCGTTGTCCTGCTTCAATCCCAACAAGCTCATTTACAAGGCGCGAGTAGATCGTATATACCTGCTTCCGCATATTACGGCTCCCCTGCGCTTCTGCATATTCTACAAAGTCTGCCAGTGTGTCCGTCTCGGCTCTGCGGACAAGCTTTCCTTGCTTGCGCGTCATGAGCCATTCCGTTGACCGCCTCTCCCGGATGAACGCCTCCATCCGGTTAAACGCTTCAATGTATTTAAGTTTCCATTCCAGCGCGGCTTTTCCAGTAAAGCCCATCGCCAGCAGCGTGAATCCGTCGCGGTTCATAAGGTACTCTTTGTATCCTCTGCCGCGCTCTGTCTCATAGAAGCCTTTTTTGAACATGTTTTTCACCGCAGGATTTTGAGCAGTGAGTTTTTCAATGTCCCTCGTCACATTCCGATGTTCTTTTCCAAATCTTTCCGCTATCGCACGGCTGCTCACTACCGCTTGTTCGTGGCTTTCAAAAATCATCAATTCATTATCCATGTTTACTCTCCTAAATATTTATTTGCGGCTGTGGAGAACGCGCCGCATTATTCCTAATTTGCCACCAGCCCCCACCCCTTGGCTACAGTAACAGTCTTTCCCCGCCCATGCGGCCTTCTGGAAGCTCTCAAACATGGGTTACACAGTTATTTTGGCACCACACCGCGCCGCGCCTTTTCATCAGCCGCACACTGTTTTTGCGGATTAACTGTCCGCCGCTGTGGCCACAGCTTGTGTGTACTTAACTTCTCGCGCTTCCTCGCCCGCTTGTGTGGTTGGTGCGGCATTGCAGTCCTGCCCTGCTTTAGCGCTTCAGGGAAAGTCCCCGTCACTCGCTGTGGTCTCCCCTTACGGGGCACCTATGCCGCATATTGGTCGTCTTCCCGCTTAGATTGTCACACGCTCATGCCCGCTTGAGGCCCCGCAAGCATCTCAAGCGCCGCTGTTCGGTCATGGCAAGGAGGACGCATCCTCACGCGCAGTTTTCAGCGAGCATTGTCATTTCCATGTGAGCCACGACGAACGGTCTCACAGTGTCCGGGTGCTACCCGGCCTCTGGCAGGGACGGTTGGGAATCGAACCCACCCAAGCGGTTTTGGAGACCGCCTCGCCAGCCTTGGAACATTCGCCCCTAAATGTCCCTCCTGGGCCACATCGTTGAGAGGTGCGGAGGGTCCTGTTGGTGCCGTGTGGGAGGTGCGACCTCCCGCCCCGGATTGTGGGGTGCAACGAGCGCACGGCATATAACAACAGCCCATAGGTTTCCCTATAGGCTGTTTGTGCCGGTATGACCTTTCGGTGCCGTAAGGTGCGCCCAATACCGGCGGCGCATAGAAGGGAGGAAAAGTGATGATTGGGAAATCGCGTGAATGACCATGTCCTATCATCCACTGTACCTATTGTAGCACATCATTAAGTGGAATCTGTATCACCTTTCACGAGTAACCCTGCATATTTCGCTATGTCATGCAGAAATCTCTCCTTCCTCCGGCTGAATGTTGCCTCGCTAATCCCGGGAATCACGATCCGATTACGGGCATACTTGTGCTTACCTTGGCAGTTGTGCATGATGCCATATATCAGCTGCCGCCGGATTGCATCGCTACCGATATCTCTGCCACAGCGGTCTATAGCGTATTCCACCGCAAGCATCTTCTGCGTCTCCGGCCAGTTCTCTATGGCTGCAAGCTGCTCCGCCTTGCTCTCGGCGGGTCTGCCGGCGCCTTGTCCTCTTGGCATGCCCTCTGTGGCGCTATGCGTCCCGTCCAAGATCTCCGCCCGGGCCTCGCGATACGCCCGCACCCGGCGCGGATATCCACGCACATAAGCAATGCACTCCAACCGCACGTCATAAGGCAGCGTCGCCTTTTTGCTCATTTTCCCTCCTTTACTCCGCACTGTTTACCATCTTATATTCGCCCCGCAGGGCCTTTTCGATGTCCGCCATCTTTACATAGCCGTTGTTTTTGGCCTCCACCAGCTCCACAAGGCACTGCTGTAAGTATTCTAGACTACGGGTGTCGTGCTCGTCCGCCGTCTCCTCCCGCACATGGAATCCGAACTTGTCCAGCAGCACACAGGAAACATTGTCCATGCATTGCTTGGTGCCATCCAGGCGCCCCAGTTCGTAGGCCTTAGCCGGATTATTCGGCACCGGTCTGCCGTTCGCCCTTTTGAGCATCGCTATTACCCCTTTCCTCGTATTTGCATACGCCCGGTGTATTTGCCACTGGGCAATAATCCGCACACGCCGGGCAATCCGCATTGACGCATATTTCGTCCTGCATCCATTTGCAGTCATCAAGCATCGGTTTCACCGTCCTTCCGTTCGCCGTAGGAGCAAAAATCGTCAGGCTGCACCCGATGCCACCCGCGCCCCCAAATCGCGCAGAAAAAACCGCGCTCTTCGTGGTCAGTCGCTTCTTTACAGTGTTTACAACCCCTACACCGCACCACCGGGGCCACATCAGCGGCGGGCACTTTTTGCAATTTCTCGGACAACCTGCTTACCCGCATCACGGGTGCCATGCACGCCTCGCTTACCCACTCATTCGCAGCTTTCACCGCGGCTTCTCGTTTAATGTATTCAGCCATTGTCAACCCTCCTGTTCCACTCTTTAATGGCATCTTCTTCCGTGTGTCCTCTTTTTGCCCCAGCACCACATTTTTGACACTGTGCAAAGAATCGGTAGAATAAATACTCGTTATCATCTGCAAGTATCTCGACACCTTTGTACCCACAGAACGGGCATGGTTTCAATTCGGTCATCACAAAATCCTCCTGTCAAAAGTAGCGCCGTCCTGCTCCTGAACCTCAAATTCGCTATTTGCGAACTCGCACGCGCCCTCCTCGTCTACACCGGGCATCGTCACGATAAACGATGCAATGGAGTAGTAATAACCGCCGTTCCCAGCGTCTGCGTTTGCGTATGCCTCGCAAATAGGGTTCATGTTGTGCATGATCGTCACCCTTGCGCGGCAGCCGTAGGTGTCACTATCCTCCCATTTTTCGCGTTCTATTTCCGAAACGCTGGTGATAGCGGCATCCAGCACCACATTCTTAAATACACCTGCCGCATAAGCGCAACAGTCGTAGTCCGTCATTTCAATGCGGATTTTTACGCCGTTGTCCAGTTCAATGCGGTCGTCGTTCCACTTCACAATGCGCCGGTAAAGCAAAAGCTGGCGCAAGTCGTCAAAATTAATTTCTTTCATTCACATTTCCTCCACATAGCACCAGCTTTGCGGTGCTTTAGTAATCGCCGCTGGAATCATGCAATTTTCATCATAGATACAGGCTGTGCTTTCGTACCCGCTTTTGCTGCATGATTTGCATTTTGTCCAAGTGTGAAATTCTATCAGTTCCTTCGGCGTATCGTAGATTTTCAGGTTGGAGATATGCCACGCAAAGCAATTCTTCTCACCCGCGTATGTGTGAAGCTGCGCTTCTGTAAGGCACGCCTGATTGACAAGCTCCTTTTCTATACGGTGAAGTCCTCCGGTCAGCCTCTTCCAATCATCCGTGCAAACATTATACAGGGGCGTGACACAATCACATACAAATTCTCCGATGACCTTCCCGTTACCGCATTTATCAAATGCGTTGTGGCTGTGATCATCCGCATAGGAATATCGAGAGCCTGTCCACCACTGCATTTTTGCATCCTTCGTGCAGTAGATATAGCACTTGAACGGCGTTTGCAGCTTCGGGCGAGTCTTGCGCACTTCAATCGTCTTATTGCCGTTGGCGATCTTCTCCACCCACTTGGGGCGGATGCTTATCAGTACAGCTTTCATGCGTTTTCATCCTCCAATCTCGGACACCGGGTGCCGGTGACATCGCAGCCCATATCGCAGCTGTCACAGTCAGGCGCGAACTGCATGCAATCCTCGGTGGTTTCTACTACAATGCTGCCGACGCAGCATTCGTCGCAGCCACACTCCTTGTAGGCTACTGTGGGGTTACTTGAATCGTTCACCGTATTTCTCGCGCATACCCGGCACAGGCAGTCGGCGCAATCCAGGTTGGATTTAACCGTTCTATGCATCGCCATCTTTCAGCCCCCCTCACAGTAAAATCTGGAAATGTCATCCATACGCCAGCGAACCGTGTCCGAAAGAGTGGAGTATAGGTACCCGCCTTCCATGTGTACGGACTTCACGCCATAGACTTGCGGATTCGTGAAAGTCCCGAATTGCTTTTTCATGTGCTCCTCAAACTCGTCCTTGAAGATAATAGTTAACCGCATCACTCCACCTCCTGCAACGACTGCACAGCTATTGCTACTGCCTCTGACATCCCATCACTGGGAGACCACGCATATTTGTCGCACAAGGTAGAGTAGTCTGCATACAACTGCACTAACATAGCAGCAGCTTCTTGTTTTGTCATTTCACACCACCTCCTGCATCCAGAACTCGCGGCGGCAGTCCTTGCATTCGCGTTTCATAGTTGCGCAGCTACCGCTTGCATTTCTGTGCGACGCGGAAATCGAGCAGGGATCTACATGCAACACACCATTATCTCCGATGCGTGCCTCCGGGTACTGCTCCAGAAACACACTCTGCCGTGTCTTGCGTGGGTGTGCAGCAGACCATGCCTCGACTATGGCAATCTGAGCCGTAGCGTCCAGCGTTGACAATTGACCAACTGCGCAACTTAGCTCATGCTCCCAAACATTAAAAGCAGGGCACCCTTCACATCCAGCATCAAAACTCTTGCACATTCTGTTGCGTTCCTCAATAAAAAACTTCACAGCATCCATATTGTCAGTCCTCCTATCTCATGTGTCGTTTCCCGGCCTTTGCAAACCTCGCGCTCTGCCGCACATAGCGCTCTCGTGCGGCGGTGTTGGACCTATCCACCCAGGGCTTTTCCTCCAGCCGCTGGGCCTCATATGCCAGGAACGCCTCGCAGCTCTTCCGGCAGGCCCCGCAGGGGAGCCTTTCCGGGCACTCTTTTACGCATGGGCTTTTCATTCGGCCCACCTCACGATCTTTTCCCGCACACCCCATTGGAGTGCATCCTCGTGTCTGTCAAAATACAGATCCAGCCGATTCCCGGCAATGGCGCCCCCGGTGTCCTGCACGGTGTATGTATGGCCGTCCAGTTCTATTTCCGTACCCATCGGAAGCACATCTGGGTCTACGGCAATCGTCACGCCCTGGATAGCCTTTTCGCCGGTAGCTGTGTAGCCATTTGCATACGCCCCACAGCATTTTTCACAGGGGCAGTACGCAGTGACGGTAAATACGCATGTCCGCGTCTCCTGGGTCTCCTGCGGCGCATCGCGGGGCAGAACCACCACCGGCGGCACAACTACAGTCTCCGGCGTTTGCCCGCTGTCCTCTGTGGCAGACGCAATGCCCAAGGCCCCCAAGATTGCTACAAGCAGAGCCACGATTAACACGCTTCTTTTCACCATTCCACCGTCACCTGCCCTTCATCCGGCAGCAGCACCCGCAGATTCGCCAGCAAGGCTTCCCTGTCTCCGCTCATCTCCAGCCGGGCATGCAGCAGCTTAGCTCCCACCTGTGGTTTTTTGCCTTCCGGTACATCGGCGGTGACGTGCCCCCCCTCGCTCTGCGCATCTGCCGTATGTACGGCCACCGCATCCGTATTAGCCCACTCTGTAACTTTGCTCTGCCACATTTTTTCGTTTCGGCCACCGCGCCGGAATGGCGCACCTACTAATTCCGCCTCGCGGCGTATCGTTGCATCACAAACGTTCATTTCCTCCGCCAGCCATCTGGCCGTACCACCGAAAGATTGCATGTTGCGGAAAAACTCGCGCTTCAGATCCTCCGGCATAGCCTTAAATTCATGCCACGGCATAGGCCGCGTGATATTATAGCTTTTCACTTCTCCGTTTTTCTCCTTCCTCTGCTTTTCGGTGAGGGTATCGCTGGGGAGCGAGCACCCACCGCGTTTTCTGTTGATGTGAGCAAATGCGCCCATCGCTATGCGTTTTTTCTGCATGCAGTCGTAATCAAAATCATTCATAGTCGGCTATGTACACCTCCGTGCGGGGATTCTGCTTGTCGTACAGCACCCGACTCCCGTCGTGGCTAACGATAATGCCGCTGTGGTCGTCCTTGAGCACACCGGCCCTTACCAGCACATCGTCGATGGATTCCAGCAGATTGGTCAAATCCACTCGCCGCCGGGTAGGCATATAAAACAGGCATTTGACCTCCACAGGCTCCTCAATGGGACGCTGCACTCTGGCCCTTTTACAGTGCCATACAGCTTCCGCCTCGTAGTCCATATACTTCTGGGACGGCATTATAAACGGCTTCCCCGTTTTGCTGCTGTGCATGATCCGCATAGAATTTTTCTTTGTGATTGGTGCCAGCGGCACCGTGATCTCAATCATCGTCTCCCTCCCCTATCGGTACGGCCACATACTTGGGACGTCCTTTGGTACGCTTGCCTCCGTACACGGCCCGGTAGATCGTCCGCCAGCTGACGCCGCATATGTTGGCCAGCTCGATGATAGATTCCGAAACGGCATCCGGAAGCTCGTACTTGTCGCGGCTTACTCGCATGTATACCGTCATACGCCCCTCGCTCTCTCCAGCAGCTCCTCCACGGTCATCTGACCCGGCACCTGCATAGCCTTTGCAAGCCTGCTGTATGTGGCCAGCTCGTCCAGAGCCCGCTTGCGGTACATGTCCAGCAGCGCCTTCTTGTCCTCGTCGGTCTCGGCAAGGCGGTATCCGCCGTCCTTCAGCGCCACAATGGGCACCCCCTGCCGCCGCTGCGCCCGGATCATTCGTCGGTTCTCTCTGTCCGGCATCCCGGTCAGTGCTTCAAGGTTTTTCCGGGTGTATGTAATGCCGGGAATCATGCGTAATGTGGTCATGTCAATCCTCCTCGCCAAATGGCGATCATGCTGGGAAACGGCGCCGTTCCCATCGGCTTTCCGTCCAGGTCAAATTTCAGCCTACCTCGCAGGAATCGAATTTCCGCATTGCCCAAAACATAGTCGTGAAAGCTGGCTCTGTCTGTCCGCGCAGGAATCAGTAGAACAACCGTTGTCCCCGGCTTCTGTCCCTCGCGGTAGCATTTTTCCGTCCACAGTCCGGTTTCCTTGTTCCCATAGGGCGGGTTACAAAACACCGTTTCGCCCTCCCAATTTTGCCGCAAACCATCATCGTTTTGCGTGAAATACCGCGCGCACTTGTGGTTTTCGTCACTGGCGGCAGCGTCCAGCGTGAAATGAAACTCCGCGTCCAGTTCGTCAAACAACTTTTGCGGCGTTTCCCAGAAATTCTTATCGCTGGAAAACAAAGCTTCGTTCCGCAATGTCATTCCTCCAATCCGCCCCACTGCTCCGCCATTGCTCTGGCGATGCCGGGGAAGGTCTTTGCGCGGTTTTTGGCCCTATCCGTGGTAAACATACCTTTATGCTGTTTCCCGTGCTTATGGCTGTAGCTACCGCTCGGACACCATGTTGCTGTCGGCTCAACAATATTGGTCGGCTCCAACGGTGGTAAATTTCTCAACCATAAGCACGTTCTTTTAGTGTACGGATGTCCAAATTGATATGGCTGGATAATTTGCGAGTATTCCGGCATTACAAAAAGCTTGCTCGGTACAGGATTCTCAACCGCCACAAGCGGTATATCGGCACGATAAAACTCCATGAAAAAGTCACGTGCCTTTATTCCGAGCATTACCCTGTCCGCTTGCAGTTGATGCCCTTTCCACAAGTGCCGCGCGCCTGCATTGCTGAGGTATGTGCACGGCGGGTGTGCGATCAGCAAATCCCAAGTAACAATATGCGTTGCGCCGTCCATTGTGGTAATAAACCCAGGTCTATTGACAACGTCCACGGCATCGTCCAGAATATGCCACTCTGGGTGTCCGCCGGACGGCTCCTGAATGTCGCAAGAATATGCCTCATGCCCCAATGCGCGGAACGCTTTGCATACCTCCTGCGATTCTTCGCAGGCAACCAAAACTTTCATTTCAGCCTCCAATTCTGCTTTTTCCCGATGTTCAGCATATAATCCCTCGCCCGCTGGTTGATTCTGCTCCCGATGGCTTCATCCCAGCTCAAAATGCGGTCAATGGTCAACTCCGTGGAGATGATCGTGATTGCATCCGGGTCAATGTACCGGGCATTCAGCAGGTCAAAGGCGATGTTTTTGTCGGCATCCGTAACGCTGCCCTTTAGAAAATCGTCGATATATAGCGCACGGACGGTTTTCAGCGGGTGCATGGCTTCGGCGTATGCTTCCGCATCGTTTACCTTTGCCTTGATTGCCGGAATATCTCCCCGCCATTGCACATACCGTACAGGGATTCCACCGTCCATCAGCTTGGCGCAAATCGCCGTACACAGGTGGGTTTTCCCAGTTCCGGGAGAGCCGCCGATGAAAAACCACTTGCCCTTCCAGTCGGTCAAATACTTCTCCGCCGCTTGCTTTGCGGCCTGTTGCCAATACTCCCGCGTTTGGAATGCCTCGAATGTACAGTTATCCAGCAGACCGGCCAGCCCGGAACGCTCCATGCGAATTCTGTTTTGCCGGATGATCTCGCATTTGCAAGTGCTGCTCACCAGTTCGCCGCTTTCCGTGCGCCGGACGGTGTAGCCCAGCCCGCCGCAGATGTCACAGCCATGTCCCGACATGGTATTCTTGCTTTGTTGGCTGTTCACCGGCTCCCTCCTTTCTGCGCTGCTCCCATGTTCTGACGGCAGCCTTCCAGTCCTTCATGCGGTTTTTGCCCACCATCCATCCCTTGCTGGCGTAGAAATCGACAAACTGCTGTGCGTCAACCGCAGACTTCCGTTCGGAGATATAAGCCTGAACTTCGGCCAAAGAAGGCGGAGAGAAGCGCGCCTCGCGCGCATTATTCTCGCTTCTCGATTCTCGTATATCGATTCCCGATTCTCGACTCTCGAATACGGGAACATCTGCATTCATTTGTTTGCAAATGATTTCATCTGCTTGCGTAGGCTCTACAGGCTCAGGATATTTGCTTTCCTTTGCTCTCTGGTTCTGATACTTACCCCATGTTGGTAGGTAGAGGAAGCGCTTGCCCTGTGAAGTATAAAGGGCAACCAATCCAGCACTCGCCAATCCATGAAGGGCGTTTTCTACAGTTTTCAGAGTAAGATTGTCTTTCAAAGGAAATAGCCTGTTTTTGATAATTGCGGCCCGTCCGTCATAGCGCCCGAAATCATCGCAAGAAACAATCAGCCGATAGAACAAGACCTCCTCGAACCACGAAAGGCGGTCTATGCTGTCGCTGGTGCAGATGCTCTCGCGTATGATTCTATTCGGCATCGGCGCACCGCCTTAGAACGGCAAATCGCCGTCGTCCTCGGAAATCTCCGTGAAGGTCTGCGTGGGCTTTTGTACAGCGTCCTTGCTGCCGCAGAAATGCACCTTGTCGGCAGTCAGCTCCACCACGGTGCGCTTGTTGCCGGTCTTGTCCTCGTATTCCCGGCTGGAGAGCTTGCCCTCCACGATGATCTCCTTGCCTTTGGTAAAGTGGGTGCAGATCAGCTCTGCCGTTCCCTGCCATGCCACACAGGGGAGAAACAGTTTTGTTTCTCTGTCCTTTACCTTTTCGCTCCACGCCACGCGGAAGCTACACACCGTTGTACCGTTCTGTGTGGCTCTGCGTTCGGGGTCAGAGCAAAGCCGCCCCTGCAAAATCATTCTGTTTACCATCTTTTTCCTCCTTACAAATAACTTTTTCCGAATTCTCGCCGGAAGTCATCTTCCGTCCAGCCCTGCTCCCGCATGGCCTTTAATTGGCCGTATCTTTGCAGCTGCCGCATTTTTAAGGCGTTGTTGTGTACGGCGGTTTTCGCGAAAATATGGCACCTGTTATGGCACAGGTACACCACAAGGCCGTATTTCTCGCTTTTCTTGCGGCATGCACCGGGGAATATGTGGTGCAGGTCCAGCGGGTCACTTGCGCCATTTCTGCCGCAGAGAAAACACCGTCTATTGTCAGTCACCTTTATAACCTCCCAGCGGCTGGGCTTCGCCCCAGCGAGATTTCAGGGAATCCAGCTCTTGCGGGGTCAGCGTCTCGATGCCTGCTTCCTTGCAATCGGCAACAATTTGGTCGATAAGTCGGCTCATCTGCTCCACATCGTAGGTGCTGGAGCCGTACCAGACGGTCACATTCACGCAGCCGGGAATTTTGCTCGGCCCTTGCTCGGCCATCCAGCCCGTTCCCTTGGATTCCCATTTTCGGCAGAACTCGTCCGCCGCCTTTGATACAATGCACAGAACATCGCTTACGCCACCGATTGTCTTTATTTCCTCCCGATACACATCATTTCTCGGAATCCCATAGTGCGCCGCCAGCTTGTCCAGCAAAACCCACGCATACGCATTGGCATCCAGGCTCCTGCCCTTGCGCTTGATCTGCGCCACATACTGCTTGCCCGGCTGCAGCTCGTCACACACGGCCATTGCCGCCCGGGGGGACTGCACCAGAAGGCACAGCCACGCCCCATCGCTGTCCTGCTGCCACCGGGCGGCGGTCACATCAGCCTGCCGCATTGTCCTGCTCCTTCTTTGCTGCCTTCATGCAGTCGGCACACATCTGCGCTCCGTAGCGGCCCTTGGAATACTTAACCATATCCTTTACCGTCCACATTTCGCCGTTGCGCTTCCTTACAGACACAATGTCCGATCCGCACCGCTCACACACAGGTGCAGCGTTCCGCTCTTTCTCGTCCAGTTCTGCGGAGGAAATCTTGTCCGGGTCTTCTCCGGTGGGAATCGCAAACGTCCGCAGCCACATGTACTTAAATGCGTATGTCATGGCCTTGCCGCTGCCCTTGTCCTGCGTGTCCGCACCATCGCCGCAGGACGCAATTTCGATGTATTCCTCCGGCTTTTCCAAATTGACCATGCGGTAAATCACATCCACATGGGTGATGTTGCCGGTGCGGTTGGCCGTCTGTGCGATGGGGTATACAACCAGTTTGTGTTTCAGCAGCTCCGCCCGCATGATGGATGTGACTTTCTCCTCACTCAGGGCTTTATACTTGGTGCTGCCGAACTCTACATGATCGTCCTTTGCAAGATACTGGACATCCTGCATAATCGCAGCGATTTTCTCGTAGATGTTCAAAATTCTTCCTCCTCGTCAATGATTTCCAGCGGGCAGTGCGCACCAATGATTCTTGTGTCTATCAGATACTCGCCCGTTCTCCTGCACTGGTTGCGGGAATATGTTTCCAGCAGAGGGCAGAGGTTACACGCCATATGCCCCTCCGGAAAGTAAATATCCACGGATGTCTTGATGTACCGAGATACGCCGTTATCGCTCATTCCCACGCCTCCTCGATATACTCCTCATTGTTGCTGACGCACTCGCCACAGAGCCAAAAGCCCTTGTAATGCAATGCACGATCCTCTTGGATCGGCTCCCCGCAGCAGTCGCACACGGGGCGCCGGTCGGTCTGCCTGTCCTGCTCTGCGGCGTAGCACTCCGCGTCCCATACCGGGTCAGTTGTCCACATCGGATGCATCCTCCTTTTCCGGCTCCAGTTTCCAAATATCCCGGGTGACCTTGGAAACCTGGGGGATATCCCCCGCATACAGGGCGTTCAGGAAATCGTCCTCACTGGTTCCGCACAGAACAAAGTGTGGCTCTGCGATGACCTTGTACCTGGAATATACGGCTGCCTTATTGCTGCCGCAAACCAGGTCGCCCACCTCGGCCACATCGCGCTCCGACCGCATAGTTACCCGGACGCCGCACTTTTCAGCCACGATGGCGTAGTAATGTCTTTGCATCTTCATTCCTCCCAAATTCTCACTTGCCTGGTCTATCCAGCTTGTCCAACAGCCGCACAAACCAATAGCTGACCGTAGCCGCGCCGATGATGACCAGCGTCAATGTGTAACCGTCCATGTTTACTCCTCCCGCTCCGCAATCCACTTGTCCAGCAGATTGGAAAAAATCTGAAAAACACGCCGTTTCCCTCCGATAACGCACAGGCCAAAAGGATACACACCCTGTTCAATCCCGTTCGCCAGCGTGTCCTGCGAAAGGCTCAGTCCATGCACCCGAAGATGCTCCATGCACTCTTGCAGCGACATCGTCTTAATCATCGTTCCTCCTTATTCGCCGCCCGGATAGCTTCCGCAGCAGCCTTGATCTCCTCCTCCGACACGCCGTACAGCTTTGCCATTTTCTTGTAATACTTCCGTGCCGGCGCCCAGTCTCCGTATTCCCAATGTCTTACGCAGGACTGGTCAACAAACAGTTTCTTGCCGACCTGCACGCAGGAAAGATTTGCTCTATCCCGCATTTCTCTCAATGTCAAATTGCATTCCCTCCTTTCCGTTGCCCTCCCGATACCCGTGTGATAGAATTGGGGCAGAAGGAGGTGAAATAAATGAATAAATCAGAATTAAATCAAATGATTGCGGAGATTGTTTCTGATGTACTGGATGAAACAGCGCCGGATTTCGCTAACATGGCGTCGCAGATTCTGCACGCAGATGAAGCGAAAATGTTATCCGGTGAGGAAGCGGTTGCCAAAGCCGTTTCCCTGTGCAACCAGTACATCCCAAGAGCGTCCGCCGCCATCACTGCTCGGCTTCTTGTTCGGCTCGGTGTAATTTCTCTGTCTCCCGAATAACGCAGTTATAAAGATCACTGCTGGAAATCTGTCGGCCTTGTAGCGCAAGTACAAGGTCGGCAATTTCTTTTGCCGTTGCTTCCAGTTTCAAGCATTTTCACCTCCAAGCATATGTGAGATTTCATTGACTGCGACGGGGAAATGTAGAACCGGCAAGCGTCCACGCAGTGAAGCGTGTAAAAAAACGCAGCTTGCAACTGTCGGGTCATGCAGTGAAGCAGGTATCAAACTCACGCCGACAGTGCGGAAGGTTGCAAGGGTGTTCTGGTGAACAAATTTGGGGGAATACCGTCTGCGGAAACAGCCCGCAGGCGGTTTTTCTATCCCCGCCGCAGTCAACGCCCACCGAAAACTCATGAATATGAGTTTTCACACTTGACACTCCACAAAAACTGCGGTACAATACCTTCGCCAAAAGAAATTGTTAAAAGCCGCTTTTGTGGGGGCTGGTGTTTTTGTACCCTTTTTCGGTGGGGCTGATATAAAGATACCTCATAATTCGGAGTTATGCAAGTACTTTTTAACTCTTTTTTTGGAGTTTGTTAATTCTCACAATTTGGAGGGCGCTTTTTTGTTCAGATATGACAGGCTTGAGGAACTTATAAAAGAGAGCGGAAAAACAAAAGTATATCTTTGCAAAAAAATGAATCTCGGCTCGACATACCTACGAGACGCTAAAAAGCAAAATACGAACATTAAGGGAGAACCGCTCCGCATACTTGCACAAGAGCTTGAGACAACACCAGAGTATTTGCGTGGCGAAACGGATGACCCGGGCATAAAAAAAGCCCACGATCCGAAGATCGAGGGGTTTGCGCCGACTATGGAGGACTGGGAAGCACAGGCGGAGAGCTGGACGGATGACCAGATTCTTGAAGCCATGCAGAAGCTTGTAGAGATTCAGCAGAGGAGGCGCAGCGATGGGCGTTGAGCTGACAAAGAGCGCAAAAAAGGCGCTGGCAACTCTCTACTCGGATTATTGCCAGCGCCGGGCATACGGGCAGTCAAAGCAAAACTCCACATTCTTTATGCAGATTCCAGAAGCAATAAAAGATGGTGTGCAGGAGATTTGCGTTGCCGGATATGCCGAGTATTCTCGTTTTGGCGGGGTTGTCCTGACGGATGTGGGCATTGCCTACATGGATAAGCAAGACCCGAAAACCGTACTCATGTGGGATTTACATGACGGACAGGTCATAACCTAACTTGTTTTTTACAAATGCGGCAAAGTCACTGGCTTTATACAGGTTAGGCGTAAGCAGTGCGTTAGACACGCTGAGCCGGACACCGCACATATCGCATTTGAAATCAATCTTATCTCCGATAAGCGGTGTTCCATTTACGAGGACGAATGTCTTTTCTCCGTCAGATGCAATCAGGACTTTTGCGTTTGATAATTCCATTTTCTTCAAGCTCCTTCCATAGTTTGTTTCTTTCTTCTTCCGTTAGTGTGCGCAAGGCGGACATAAAATCCGCTTTGGCGTACACGGGATGCTCTTTTCTAATTATACCACATTTCTTTTCGATTGCAAACATTCGTTCTATTCCTCCGCATTAAGTCTTTTCACCTATACACGCCAGAGGTGGGTTTGTTGCCCTGTTTCGTGCAACAAAAATAAAAAAATTAGAAAATTTGTTCGATTTGCCCTCCCCACCCCCGCACCGGACAGGGAGGGCTTTGCCCACGATTCACCTATCGGCTTATCGTTTGCATCGCCACCATATCAAAAACAAATCGGGTGGTGCAATCCCCGAAAAGGCAATATCCCCAAATTTGGGGTTTGTAAAATAAAGCGGGCTTTGCCCGAAAAAGGGGAAGAAGGCAATAAAACATGGAGAAATCGTTGCAGGACACTTGCCGGGACGCAAAACTGGAACAGCACATCACGGCGCAGGAGATAGCAGACCAATCCGGTGTGCCTTTGTCCAGCGTTAACAACTTTTTTGCATCCACATCTAAAGCACCAGGCGTGTATGCCGCCGGGCCTATCTGTAAGGTGCTGGGGGTGTCTCTTGACCGTTACTTTGGCATTGTAGAGGTCGTTTTGGCGCAAGACCAAATCAAGCAGCTCCAGCAAGTCCATGACGAGGATGTGCGCCTTGCACGGATAGAGGGCGCATACGATGAGCTGTCTAAATCAGCAGAGGAGCAGAAGAAAAAAGCAAGGCGGCAGCGCACGATGCTGTATATCACATCGCTGCTGTCCGCTATCCTGCTGGGTATAGTTACATGGTATGTGGCGCTTGATTACCGTGTGCTGGACGAAGGCCTGATCCGATCCAAGACATCCGGAACGATTGCATGGATTGTCATTGCACTTTTGGCGGTGGGTATCGGCGTACTTACATCCGTGCTATTGTCCACTCTTGCGGCGGACAAAAAATCCAAACAAGGCGAGGAAGCAGAAAATGAGCAACTGCATTAAATGCGGAACAACTCTCGTTCCAGGCGCTGTATATTGCCATCTCTGTGGCAAAAAACAGGTAACAGAGCGGCGCAAGGCATTGAAGCGGGCAAACGGCACCGGAACTGTATACAAACTGGCTGGGCGTAGAAAATCGCCTTGGGTGGCCGCAAAAAACAAAGTGATTATCGGGCGTTATGGGTGCAAAACGGACGCTCTGGACGCTTTGGCGCGGTTGAACGGCAAGAGCTTAACAGAGCGGTATAATATGACCTTTGCAGAAGTCTTTGATGCGTGGAAAGAGGAGCATTACAAAGAGATCGGCAAGCAGGGGATAGAATCATATAACAACGCCTACCGCATATTTACGCCGCTCCACGGGAAAAAGTTTCGTGATCTACGCACCGCAGACTTTCAGGCCGTACTTGACCCACACATGGGCAAGAGCCATTCCACCGTGAACAAGTACAAGCAGCTCATAACGCAGATGTCAAACTGGGCAATCCGGGAGGAAATATGCACGACAAACTTTGCAAAATTTGTGCGCTTGCCGGAGAATGTCAAAAAAGAAAAGGACATCTTCACGGAGGAAGATATCCGTAAATTGGAATCCGATAACAGCGATGCGGCGAAAATTGTCTTGATGCTGCTGGCAACGGGTATGCGTATCGGGGAATTGTTTGCCCTACCTCTGGCAGACTATCACGGAGACTATGTTGTAGGCGGGGAGAAAACCGAAGCAGGAAGAAACCGAATTATCCCCATTCGCCCGGAAGGGAAACAATACTTTGCCTACTTTGCGAAGCAAGCAACGGGGGAGTTACTGTTATCCGGCTACGATGGGCAAAAAGTCCCGGCGAACTTCCGCAGGCGAGATTTTTACCCGCTCCTTGACAGGCTGGGCATTGTGCGAAAGACCCCGCACGCCACCCGCCACACATACGCGTCCCGGGCGGTAAAAGAGGGATTGCCCCCGGAAATGCTGCAAAAAATACTCGGACACGCCGATTATTCCACCACCGCGAACATATATACGCACATCGACGCGCAGACACTTGTGGATGCTGTTACTAACACGTTACTAACAAATAAAAAATAAATAAAAAAGAAAAGCCTTGAAACCGTTGAGTTTCAAGGCTTTTTTTGGTGCCCCGTCGGGGATTCGAACCCCGGACACCCTGCTTAAAAGGCGTAAGCCAGTTCGAAAAATGCAGTATATTGTTGCAATAAAGCGGTATAGTGCGGTATTTATTGGTGTTTTCCCTGTGAAAATGTTACGCTATACCGCGCCGTATCGTTTGGGTTACTATCAAATTACTATCACTTTTCGGGCGATATTTACCCATTGCGATACATGCTTTGGCAGCTCTTTACATCCTTCGCCTTGTCGATTTGCTTCTCGTGCAGATAATCATAGATAGCCTGCATGGAGGCGGGCGGTTCACCATTTGCCTTGCGATACTGCTCGATCTGGCGGACAACTTCTCCATGCAGCAAATCCATGTGCCGCATTTCTTCCGTGGACAAATCGTAAAACAGTTTCGCAAGCGTGGGGTCGGATTCCTTGTATTTTAAGGCGCACTTTGCATATACTTCTGCATCGTGGATCTCGCTATCGATAAAATTTTCCAATTTCTCAATAACTTTCATCCCGCACCTCCATCAGATGCGCTGTACCCGGAGGGCAACATTACTAACTGTGGATGCCGCGCCAGTCAGTACCAGCGACAGCGCAGAGCCGGATGCGCAACACGCCTGACGCACAAGAGCGGGGAATGCCAGCGCAACAGGCGCGCCAGCCGCAGCATTTGCGGAAGCTGTCGCACCGGGAACAACCACGCCATCCTTGATGAGCGTTGCAGTGACCGTCCCTGCCGCCGTGGGGGATACAGTGATGGACACATCGACATCATAATATCCTTTGCCAACGATATTGACAGCGTTTCCGTTCAAAGAAATATCACATCCATAGCGGCGGATAAGACTACCCAGAGGGATAACACCATTCACGGCAACCTCCGTGGGGGTCTGCATAGCAGTGTAAATCGCAGATTTGCAAGACATTGTAAAATCTCCTTTCTAAACTAAAAGGGCGGGACACCAGCCCCGCCCATAACCCGGCCAAAAGGGGCCTATCGTTCTGTGTCAGATGTTTGCGCCGCAGCAGCTGTTGCAGCCGCAGAAGGGGGAATTACCTGCGTTGTAAGTGTAGCCGTTGGGATAGCGCACCACACCATACATCCGGTTATCCATCTCAAGGCTGGCAATGCGGGCGGACTGCTCCGCAATTCGCTGCTCAAGCTGGGACTTCTCCAAAGCGGCAAACTTGGCATCGATGTTGGCGTTTACGCCGTCAATGGCACGCTTTGTGTCGCAGCAGCACTGCGCCATCTGGCTCTGGATGCTGTTGCCGGTCTGCATGATGGTCATGTTGGTGCCGTTCTGCGCCAAAGCCATCTCCTTGCCCAACTGCCCGATGCCGCCCTGCATCTCGTAACCAAGATTGCAGATGCCGTTACCGATGTTGGTCAGACGGTCGTTGATCTGCCCGAACTGCTGGCCGAACAGAATCTCCTGCTGGCTGGCAGCGGTGGCGAACTGCCCGAACTCACCCTGCCGATTCCAGCCGTTGCCGCCGAAACCGAACATAAACAGGAACAGAACAACGATAAGGAACCAGCCGGAGCCCCAGCCGTTTTCTTCGTTTGTACCGCGTGTCACAGCGGCGATATCGCTAAGAGACATACCGTTCTCCATGTGGAAAACTCCTTTCATAAATTTTTATAAATAAACCGTGTCGACCCGGCCTATTTCAGGAATTGCATAAAGTCCTTTGCTTGTTTCTGCAAATCCGCAAACTGCTCTTTGCTCATTTGCCCAGAAGTTAGTAACCGCTCGATTTCCTGCTGTGCTTTTTGCGGGGTCATGCCGGCAGCAAATTTTCGGAACTCTGCCACCATCGCAAGGGGGTTATTCGGCTTTCGACTTCCGTTTCCCATCAGCATTTGCATCATTGGATTTGCCATTGATTGTGTCCTCCAATCTCTTTACGCGCTCTTCCAGACTGCTTACATCCACAGGCGGGGTATCCTGATACGGAGAAACCGTGTAGGGCGTTACCGTTGCATACCCCGCGCCGTCCGTCTGTTTCATCCACACGATAGGGTCATTCTCGTCCATCAGCAGAATGGAGCTGTTTGGGGCCATTCGGAAAGCCTCTGCGCCGTTTCTCCCGTTTACCCTTGTAATTTGGCACACAAACGCTTGCGGGGCTCCTGCGGCGTTCTGAGGGGCATAATTGCCGTATTGGCCGTTATATCCCATTGGCTGATATGGATTCTGATAGTAAGGATTAAGTGCCATCAACATACCGTCCTTTCTTCACGGAACAATTCGGCAAAATATACATATATCCGCAATTCTTCCGGGTCTGGGAACAAGGTCAAAATATCCCTTGCCATTTGCTCCGTGTAACCGCAAGCTATAAGCCGTTCGTACATTTTGCCACCTTCTTTCTGCTTTTATGATACAAAAAAACAGGCACCCGAAAGTGCCTGAAAAGTGTCAAAAAAAGCAAAAATCCCCCCGCCGGTTAAGGCAGGGGGATAAATAGTTCCTGTGCAATTTTATGATACGCTCTGCATCTGTGCCGCTTTACGGTTTCAACGGACATATTCCGCTCCATAGATACCTGTACGCAACTTTTGCGGCGCACATCGCATTCTATGACCACCATTGCTTCATTGTCAGGAAGCAAAAAAGAATCAACAAAAGCAACGGCTCGTTTCGGCGGCAGATTTGACAAAAAATCCCTTACGGCCTTGTGGTTGCTGTTCATACGCAAAACAAATAGCCGTGGAGGTGCGGATGCTTATGCACGGGCGTGAGGCCGGCGTAGCGGTGTCCTCTGTGCCCTCCAGGTGTTTACCGTTACCGGATATACCCATCAAACCCGGCAGCCTTGAGCTTGTCCAGCATCTTCTCCGCGTTGCCGCGGACGGCAAATGCACCCACCTGCACCCGGTAGAGCTTATCGGTGGTGGCGGCGGGCTTGGGCTTCTCGGGCGCCTTAAAGGTCACGCCGAAGTAGTCGCAGATACCCCGGGCAATGGCCTCGCCGATGTCAACCGTGTGCTCCACGATCCACTTGGCCGTGGTGGCGTTGTCGTGGAACTCGCACTCGATATAGGCCGTGGGAGCGCTGGGCACCCGTACCTCGTACAGGGAGGCATCCACCCGGATATTCTCGCTGGTGCCGGGGGTCACCGGGGCCAACCGGGCAAAGATAGCCTTGCAGGCCTTCATGCCCTCGCCGCTGCTGTTAAAGCAGAACATGCGGGTGCCGCTGACCGTACCGTTAAAGGCGTTGGTGTGGATGGGCACATGGAGGTCTGCGCCGAAGGCGTTGGATTCCTTGCACTTATCCTGCATGGAGGGCATATGCCCTACCTTCACGGTCACGCCGCTGCGCTCCAGGGCGGCGCGGCAGGCATCGGCAATCTTACCGCACTGGACGGCCTCGGTGGTGTTGCCGTAGGCATAGCGGTTGTCGGTCTGATTGCTGGGAGACAGATATACTTTAGCCATTTTCATTTTCCTCCTTGTTGTAAGTGGCCGTGGAGATACACAGCACCGCGCCCAGGAAGGTGTCCACGGCGGTGATGGTGGTGACGATCTCCTCCGAGTAGGGCCAGGCCCACACGGCGGACAGGGCCGCGTACAACGTGGCGATGGCCGGCAGGACGATGATGACCACCCACTTGAGAATGTCATACAGCTTGTCAGGGATTTTCATGGTTTGCTCCTTTCTGTGCCCGATTCGGGCACAATCCATTATACTTCTGTGCTGCTTGTATGTGCCTTTTGGTTCAGGTGCTTATCCAGCTTGCCCAGGGCGTCCTTGCAGGGGCCGTTGCAGCCGGATTCGATCAGACCCTGCAGGGCGCCCCGCAGGCCGTAACAGATGATGGTCTGCTCCTCCTGCATGGCCTTGATGGCCGCGGATTGGCGCTTATCCCGCTGCACGATCCGCACCACGTGGGCCACCGCA